ATGCAATCAATGCAAGAATCTATTAAAAAACTTTGGAAAGAATATGGTGTTGTTGCTTTCGTTGAGAAAAAAACATGTGATGTGTGTGGTGATGAATACAGCATGTATGAGCGTACAGATCGTGAAGGGAACAAGCACCTTATGGGTATGTGTATGACATGTGAGAACAAAAAACTAAGAGCAAAGTTCCCAAAAACGAAAGAAGAACTAGATAATAATAAATTTAATATTTGGATAAGTCACCATGAAAACATTGAGAAAAGTATTCATGAATCTAGTTTTGAAAGCTATAAACCACAAACAGACAAGCAACGTGAAGCACTAAGGCTATGCAAGGGCTATGTGTCTAAGTTTAATAACTTTTCTAAGAAACATAGTCTTGTTTTTAAAGGCGATGTAGGGCTAGGCAAATCACACTTAGCCGCATCAATACTAAAAGAGTTACGAGAACAAGGCTACAAAGTCATGTTTTTAACAACAACTGATTTGATGAACATGATCAAATCAACGTTTAACTACAATAGCGCACAAACACAAGATGACATTATCAAGCGTTTAGAATCGTTAGACTTGCTTGTTCTTGATGATGTAGGCGCTGAATATGTGAAGCGTGATGCACAAGGTTTTGAAACATGGGCAAGTGAAGTCTTATTTCAAGTGATTAACTCACGTCAAGCACTGCCGACCGTATACACGACTAATTACAAGGCGGAAGATTTCAGTGCGAAATACGGAAAGCAAGGTAAACGCATCTTGTCACGAATGTTAAACAGTGCGGAAATAATCGAATTTGATGGCGTTGATCAACGCATAAATAACTTTTAGAAAAGGAGTGAAGAAGTGTTTATAAAACTAACTAATTACTTTAATCGTGAAAATACATTTATAAATATCCAACACATTGAAAGCATGTCCAGAGTAAAAAGTGATGATAAAACAGAGATTTCAACTTTAACTAGCAAAATTGATCGTTACTTTCTTGTCATCGAAACGCCGGAAGAAATAATAAAAATGATTGAGGAGATGGAGAAATGAAATTAAAAGACACTAAAATACTCATTCCACAAATACCAAAAGAATGGAATAAAAGATTACGTTCGGGACACACAAATATTTGGAATGAACACTCCTATAATAGTGAATTGCCAGAAGTAAGATTAGATCCACCAATGCGAGGTTTGTATGCTGAAAGGTTTGAAGATGGATGCTATTGAGTGTGACGGTGATCAACAAGATGTGTTTTATATCGCTCAAGCCATTGAACCAAAAATAGAAATAGATCCAATAAACATTATCGAAAAAATGCAAGATCAAGCTATACAAGAATATGACTATTATGCTTTTGATTATCTTAATAGAGTGTCAAGAGCAGATATAGCTGAATTGCATGACAGACTAAACAAAGAATTTAACGATTGGCAAGAAAAAAACGGTTACAAGCCTAATTTTTACGACATTAGAAGTGAAGAATCATTTTCAATCAATGACTATGACAGCGAAAAAAGAGAAATAACAAAACAACATAAACAAACAGATATTTATGATATGGGGTGTTGAAATGAGCGATTTAATAAACTTAAAAATACATGTAAGCAATTCGTATAGAAAGATATCGAAAGACTCTATATTTTGTATTGATGGCGAAAGCTATATTTTGAAGAAAATAATTAGCGTTATTTTGTTAGATAATTCGGTAGGTTATCCTGAAAGGATTGCTTTAGTCGAAGGCAAGTTCATAAAGCGGGAGGAAGTGCTGAAATGAAAAAGAGACTAAAGAAGAAAGTGATCAAGAAATTAGCTGATAAAAATAAACAGTATGAATTAACAGGATTAACATATAAACCAACAAAACTTGAAAATAGAATAGTTGAGAGCATTTTCAATAGTGAATTAAGAGAGTTTCATACTGAAGAACGTGATAGCAAATATCCATACGATAATAAATTTCACATAAGATTTTATGTGAAATTAAAAGAAATAGACAACATGTTCAAATCTGAAAATCTATTAGAACTAGCTAAAAAAATTTAAGAGGTGAAAGAATGACAATACCGGTATTAGTTTTTGAGAGTAAGCGAGAAAAGGGCGTTATTTATCGAATGGCATAGATTGTGCTGATAGTGATCACATTGACGGTGATGTAACTGACTTAAAACTTGCGATGATGATATGGCGTATAGATCTTCAAGTACCGACAAAGAAAGATCTACAAGAAAACATAGATTTATCACGTGAATATAAAAAGCGAATGAGAGAATTATATGGCGATGAAGCTATTGTTAGTTTTGATATGGAATTGTGGTTAGAACTGTATGAGCCAGTCGTAAAACATTTAGACGTTGAAACATTTAATAATGCTAGGGAGTGGGATCAATGACAAGCGTTGTTGTATTTAAACCAAAAGAAATTAAAGACACGAGAACCGTTTTTGAGAAGTACCCGGAATTATGTGTGGCAGTTGGTTATCTACCGAATCAAGCGAATCAAGATGCTTTAAAAAAATCTAGCTAGGGGGCTAAACATGTTCATCGAATCTAGTAAAGCACGAGGAAATCACTATTGTTACGTCAAGAAGTATGTGCCAGTCCAACGTATGAAGTACCGTGAAACGTTGTACAGTTTAGGTAAAATTGAAGATGCATTGAAAGAGTTAGAACACTGGGAAAATGACTTAAATCATGTACCAAAAATTGTTTTGTCTGAAGGTATCACACACAACCAGATTAAAAAATGGCGTATGAAGTTAAACGAAAAGTTACATAAAATGGAAAGGGGCGCATCAGTTAATAAAAGTAAAATGATCATTTGAATGGTGCAGTATAGCAATATATTTATATATATTATTACATGCACTAAAAATATAAGCAGAACGGGGAAAATGGAGTAAACGAGCGCACGTTATTAAGTCGCTTTTTACTCTTTTTTTCGTTCATTTTGTTCAAAAGTTTTGAATGGTTATCACTAATATCTTGATAGTGGGGTAGGCTACACCTTTTATATTTTATCGAGTGGTAAAAAAACGAATTTTTAAGTTTTAAAAATGTTTTGGCATAAAATCTAAATGTTTTGGCATGTTTTGGCATAGTTTTTCTCAAAAAGGGGTGGTAAGGTTAAGTCAATCAATAATTAAAAACGGTTGGTGATCAAGTTGAACGAGGAAACAGAATTGCAGGAAACTGACGAAACAGGTCAAGAAACTGAAACAGAATTGACAGAAACAACAGATACACCAACTGAAACAACGACAGATGAACAAGTTGACGAACAGACTGACGAATCGACAGATCAAACAGATGAACCAGTTCAAACGACTGAAACAACAAGCGAACCGACAACAGACGAACCGCAAGTGGTCGTTCCAGTCGATACCAGAGAAATGACCGTGGTTGATTCTCAGGCGGGGACAATCAACGTGATCCATGAAGTAACGATTGGTGATTTGTTAGTGTCAACAGCGTTGTTTATTTTAATTATTTTTATGCTGATAGATCGAGTTGTTAGGAGGTAAAGCATGTATCAAGTATTAGACTTTACCGGTAAAGAAATTTTTCTAGCGTACGTAGTGATTATTTCAGCAAGTTTGGTTTTGTACCCACTCACAAATTTAGTCATTGGCTTACTTGAGGGGGTTGCTGAAAAATGGAGATAGGCGGCTTAATGGCAGAAGCTTTAAAGTTTGGTTAGGCAATCCGGACATTTTAAGTATCTTACTTACTTTTACAGTATTTGTGTCGGTGCTTCTTACGTTAATAACAATCATACAAAAATAGTTAGGGGTGATCATGAGTGAATTTATCAGGCGTTTGGGATTGGACATTTTTCTGGGATACATTCGGTTTTACTTTACGTACAGTTTCAAACTTTTTAATGATCATTGTAGCTATTGTTGCGGTAGGTATGTTGTTAAACGTAGTAATTAAAGCAGTGAGAAATGGGCGATAAAAATGAAACTAGAGTTTTTCACTGATGCCAGACTTAATGAAATGTGGGGCTACATTAAAATGCTTCTTGAGATGGTAGCACCGGGCGTTATGATTACATTCGGTATTTTTGCGGTTGGGCTTCTAGTCAGTATTGTAGCAAAGTCATTTAGACAAGCATCAAAAGAACAAGATGATCATGATTATGATTATCAAGAATATTAATCGTTATTATTAGGCACACGCCTATAATATATAAATGTTTTAAAAATAAAGGAGAGTATAAGAAATGGAGGAAACAGGCATGTTTACAGGCGTAACTTTACCTTTCGAGGTGACTGAACTTTTAACGGCGGCTATGGATCTTTTAAAGATTGTATCACCATTAGTTCTACTCGGTATTGCATTCGTAGTTGTACCTAAATTCATCGGACTTATTAATAAGTCTATGACTAAAGGCGGCAGCAAGTAATTATTATCACATTATAAAAACGGGGTAGGTAGTGTAAATGCTACCCGCCCCGTTTTTTGTTTAAGAAGGTGATCGAGTGAAGAAAGTTGTTTTGATTGTTGTGTTGTTGTTGATGATTCCACTTTCAATCGTATCGGCTGCATCTGTTACGTTACCTTACTATGGTACAACAAGTGAATCAGAAAAGTTTATGTGGGCTGACCCGAATAAAGGAGATGATGAATTCACTTTTGTTGAATACACAAGTAACAGTAATAACGCTGAAATACTTATGTATGAAACGGTTAGTGGTTCAGCATCATTGATAGGTTCGCAATCTTTAAGTAATGGTGTTCATTCATTTAATTTTCCGGCAAACGTATCAGCAATAAAATTACGATCTAATGATGGCGGAGAGGTTTATCTCAATTACATGGAATCAAACAATCCAGTATCAACGCAAATCTATTTTGAAGAACCAACAACAAACCCAGACCCTGAGCCAGACCCTGGAGGTGGTTCTGGAGATTGTGGTTGTGTCGTTGATATACCGGGTTGGGATAACATGATGGGCAAACTTGATGAAATCAAAAATGCGATACAACCCGCCCCAGATTGGCAGCAAGTCGCAAATACGATGCGTGACACGATTGTACCGGCTTTTAGATCAGAGATGGAAGATATGTTAGGTACAGCACCAGAACCACAAAGCGCACCCGTGTTCAACAATCCATTACAAGGCGGCATAGATGAACCTAGGGGAAGTTTACCAAGTGATTTTGAAGAATCAGGCTTTACAGCAGGTGATTTAAAAGCAGATGCGGAAGAAATACAGTTCCAAGAAGATGCGTCAGGTGGATTTGAACTACTTGATCCAGTTGGATCACTACCAACGCAAGAAGAATTTAAATAGAACATACCAAGTGAACAAGACTTGCAAGCGCCAGAAGTTCCAGATGTATCAGGTACAGCGCCAGAACCACCCGTACAAGAGAACATTGCACCAGAACCACCAGACGTAACTGGAACCGCACCAAGCCCAATCGTGGAAGATAACATTGCGCCTAGTCCTAGTGAGGGTGAAAATGTAGCACCAACGCCAGGTTATACAACCGGTACAGCGCCTTTACCTGGTGATGATTCAGGAACCGCACCAGTTCCAAGCGATGATTTAACAACAGCGCCTTTACCAAGTGACGATCTAACAGGTGCGCCAATACCTAATACAGAATAGAAAAGGGTGAGAAAGTGAAAAAGAAAGTCGTTGTTTTAATACTAGCGTTGTTTATGTTGATGCCGGTTTCCGGGGTGTTTGCTGAAGAATTTGACTATCAACATGGTTTGTTAGATTCTTTGTACATTAAAGATATAACACTAAAAGAAACAGCCTATGATAATGATTTAAATACTAATGTTATTGGTAGTGATTTGGGTTATGTTGAATTTGAAGTTCCAATGATAATAAATGCTATTTTTACAGAAACTTCAGGTATGTTTCCGTATTTCGATACTTATTTTTTAGACGAAAATGGAAATGAACTATTACAATTTAATGAACGTGATGGAGACGGCTATCAAACAGTAAGTATTGATAATGTTAAAAAAATTATTTTAAGAAAGAACGCTGGAACAACATATTATGAAACTGATTTTTTTGGCGAGCCAATGGAAGAAGTAAAGCTACCAATAAAAGATGTTACAAATCTAGCCTATGAAAAAAAATACAATGAAATAAATCTTAATTGGCAAAATCCAGCGCAAGAACATTTTAGTCACGTTTTAATTAGTTTTAACGAACAAACATATGAAACAACTGAACAATCATATAGATTTGAAAATCTAGAATCGAACAAAGAATATGATGTGTTTATTCAGTCCGTTGATAATCAAGGCTTAAAATCTGATGGTATAAGTTTAACAGCTAAAACTGATAATGTTCCTTCATCTTTTTTAGGAGATATAAAAGAAATTAATGCTGACGCATCACACGATAGAGTAGATCTATCATGGTCGTTACCTGAAACGGAATACTTTGAACATGTCAATATCTATCGTAAAAGTGTGAGTGATGTTCAAACATTTAGCTTATTATCAGTTGATGCATATGATCCACTATTTGAAACAAACGGAACATACTTTAATGATTTAACCGTTGAAGAACAAACAACGTATGATTACAAGCTAACAACTGAATTTCAAGGCTTAGAAAGTGAAGGCGTGACCGTTCAAGCGACAACTTTAGTAGCACCGCCACCAGAGTTAGGCGGTCAAGAGTTTGAAGAACAAGAAAACGGTGATTATCTAGTTTCTTGGCAACAGCCAGAAGCAGGGCAAGTGAGGATTTTAGTTGACGGAAAAGAATATGTAGTTGTGCCTGCTAGTGATAAACAGTTTACTATTCCTGCCGCTGATATGAAATACGGACCTTTAGGCAACCCTTTAGTAAGTATTCAGACGATTGGTGACAACGGAGAAGAATCTGAAATCGTTGATAGTGGTTCAAATATTGATTTACCTTTTGGTGTTGGTGAGTTGATAGAAACTAGTGCCGGACTAATGAAAGTTATCGGAAGTTTAATTCTATTAGGTCTATCGTTTATCTTAGTACCTAAATTCGTGAAGATGATTAAACAATCATTAAGCAGTAGAAAAAACGAAAGGGAACGAATAGAACGAGAACAACGAGTGTCAGAACGTGCTTATAGAGAACCAAGAGAATCACGAATAAGCACAAGAGAAGGGCGAACGTCAACACGAGTTCCAAGAGAGTTTAGAAAGGGTGAATGATAATGAATACAGATTTATTAAGTCAGATCATTCAAGTTGTATTTGAGGGGCATTTAAAATATATTGCCCCTTTCCTCTTTCTTTTGATGATCACGTTATTTAGTCAAAAGCTGATTGATCTAATGATGGGCATCTTTAGTAAAAGGAAGTTTTATTAATGGGTATCTTAGGTGATGCTTTTAGAAAATTATTTGATTTATTTTGGAGATTCGGAGAATGGTTGATAGGTGGCATTGCTTCACTCTTTCAATTCTTGATTGATCTACTAGTTAATTTTTTTACACTCATATTTGATGTGATACGTGCTTTACTCTATATCGTTTATATGATTGGGGTACTAGCAGTCAAACTGTTTGAAGTATTGTTTGAGATTGGTTCATTACTTGTGTCTTTAATCGTTGGATTTGGACGAACGTTAGGTAGTCTAGCATATACGCCAACAGGAAGTGGCGGACATGGTTACAGTGACACAATCAGCAAGCTATTCCATGCATTAGAACCAATGCAACTTGATGTAATTGCTTATATTCTAGCGTTTGCGTTATGGGTTATTACAGCAGTAACAGCGATTAAATTAATTTCAAGTATACGAGTAGGGGGCGAATGATTTGAACGTGTATGAAGTATTAAAAAAAGTTTATTGATACGATCTTACAGCCGCCAATTTCATTTCTTGATCTTGCTATTGAAAGATTACAAGGTGTACAACTAGTAACAGCGCAAGGATTGAATATAGGTCAATATTTTAAAGTGTTTGGTGATCTACCTAGCGAATGGCAGATGGTTGTCACCTCTCTTTTAGCATCGACCGTGCTACTGGGTACACTCTTAATGGTTAGATCAATCATGAGATTATACTTTTCTGTTAAGGACGGGGTTAAATGGTGGTAAAAAAATTGAAAGGAATGATGTTAAATGTTTGATGCATTTGTATATATGTTTTTTCTAGGGAGTGGAACAGCTTTAGGCGTGGCGACAATCGGGTTTTTATCCTGGTTCTTAGTAAAGAAAATTAATCAACCAAAGATAAAGAAAAACAAGAATAGAAAAGGTGGTAAAGTAAATGGCATTATTTAAACGCAAACAAGAAGAGGAAGATTACAGCATTGAAACAACGGATCTATTAATTGTATTTGATAACGATAACCGTACAAGCGATATAAAACAGATTGATTATATTGATGATGATGCAGTAACAGTAGAAGGCGCTTATAAAGTGCCAATTAAAGATTGTGAAATATCAGTGGGCAAAGAAGGACGTAACTTCTTTTACCGAGCACCGCAACAATCAATTAATGAAGTTGAACGTTTAGCACGTCTAGAACAAAATATTGTACTAAGTCAGATTACAAGTTATCGGGAACCAGAAATGCCGAATGCTACCGATTTAACTAAGATAATTTTGATGGGATTGATTGCACTAGCGTTTATTGCAATGATCTTCATTGCCTAGTGATTTTATGCAAAAACACATGTTGTCAGAAGCGATTTTAAGCAAGTTAAATGTTGATAGATGGGGGATTGATGGTTAAATGCAAAATAATAATGGTATGAATAACGTTGATAATGCGAATAAATTACAAAGTGCGATTAGTGATGATTTATTTCCGCAAGTACAACATATTTCAGATGTAAAACAAGTCATTGAAGAAATGACAACAAAATCACAAGCACTAAGAGAACCGCAAGTAAAAGCAATATTGTACTTAAAGCGATTAGGCGAAAACAAATATTTATATCCTGACAAAAATCCATATAAGGAAATCACTGATTACATTACTAAGCAAGGTAAAACAGATGTTGCTGATCCTGATTACTACTTAGATACGATAGAAGCACTAATTCCTAAGCCGCCTAAACCAATCGTGATGGCACCGGGTGATGCGAAAGGTGGTAAGAAGTAATGGCGCACCATATTTTTATACAGGGTGCGCTTGGATCAGGTAAAACGTTTATGATGTCATTATTGGCGCACTACTGGAAAGAGAAAACTCAAGCGAATGGCGGACATGTTGAACTATTTAGTAACTATGAATTAAAAGACAGTAAGCCTATGCGTGATTATGAAACATGGTATGACGTGGCGCAAGCGCAAGGATCTATTGTTTGTTGGGACGAGTCACAAATGGCGTTTAGTAATCGTAAATGGTCAAAATATGGTGCAGGTGTCGCAACGGAAGTTTTAATGTTTACACGTAAAATGCACTCGGTGCAAATCTATTGTTCACCGTCTATCAATAATATTGATAGTCGTATACGTCAGATTGTAGAAATACTTATCACCGTTAGAAAAATCGGTGACAAGGGTTTTGAATTACATTTTAGAGATTTTCAGACGGGCGAATTTATGCATAAGCAGTTCCTTCCGATGTGGAAAGCGAAAAGGGTCTTTAGATTAAACTTGTACGACACTTTTAATATGGTTCAAGGATTCCCTTTACCGCAAACAGAGCGGGAAGGTACAGAGTTCTTTGCCACGTTAGACGAGATCCATAACAATGCGAGGGGTAAACGTAAAAATGGACGTAAACAAAGTATCAGTAGTTAAACAAAACTACAACGAAAAAGACCCACGTAAACTAGCGTACTTGTACCCGTCAATTAATATCGTTGTTTATGCTAAAAAAGTACAAGAGTTTTGTTTTTATCAGTCGTTAGATGTTGCCGAGGATCTAGCGAACCGACAAGGATATTTATTATTGCCTTACAGTTGTATGCATTGGACTAGGGCGAAAAACTATGCTGATGATCGTAAAGTTAAGATAGGACGTAAATCATTTTTTATGATGAAGCCTAACGAGTTGACGAAAAACGAGATAAACAAGCTACATGATTATATATGGGAGGTTGTAGGACATGAACCAAGCTTTAGTAAACAAAGTTAGTCAAGACACTGATAAGATTTTAAGTTTTTGTCAGCTTTTAAAAGTTGCTTTACAAGATAAGTTTATCAAGCACGATCTAACAGATAGCGAGTTTGCGCACATGATTAATCTTTTAACGGTGATTAATCACCGTGCGACTGAAGTTAATTTTGAAGTAAAAGACTATATACGTGACTACAATCGTAAAATGCATATCTATCAGCCGGAACAGATTCAAAAGATTATTGATAAGAAGGTGTAA